CATCCACCGTCGCCGTCGGCAGCCTCGCCGTTACCTCGCGACTGCCCCAATTTGTTCTGCTGCCGTGACCATGTGGAAGGAAGTCATGCCGTGAGGCGGTTTGTTGGGTATCGGCCAGTTCCTCCGGCCGAATACCTCGCCAAGGGCACCGCTGCCCCGCCAGACGAGCCGCAATACGAAGGTGTCGTGTTCAACGACGGCAGCGTTGCCCTGCGGTGGCGCACCAAGTTCCGCAGCACCTCAGTCTGGAACTGCTACGACGACTTCTACGAAGTGCACGGCCACCCCGAATACGGCACCCGCATCGACTGGCTCGACGAGTGGCCAAACAAGGAACCTGACTGATGTTGTCTCCTGAGGCGGCGATTGCCCGCACAAAGGACCTTTTCCCACGCTGGGAGAAGGAGCGGGACCGGCTCGACCACATCGACCGCTGGTACCGCTGGCATCAGGAACGCCCACACATCCCCAAGGCGTCCACGAACGAGCTGCGGAAGCTGGCGGAGCTGTCGAAGGTGCCGTGGCTTTCGCTCGTCGTCACCACCGTCGCGCAAAGCATGTACGTCGACGGCTACCGGTCCCGCCTCGACGACCCCGGCGACACCGAAGTTGACCCGCGCTCACCGTGGCACATCTGGTTGGGCAACGGGATGGACCAACGCCAAATCGCCGTCCACCGGGCCGCCCTCGCCTACGGCTACAGCTTCGTGTCGGTCATGCCGGGCGTGAACTTCCTCGGCGAATCCGAGCCGGTGATTCGTGGCATCTCCCCACGCAAAATGTATGCGGTGTGGGACGACCCCGCCTCCGACGATTGGCCGGTCGCCGCCCTCAAGGTCGAGAAGTCCGCCAACGAGTACGTCATCAAGCTGTACGACGACACCGCCGTGTACGAACTGATCGGCGACGCCAACGGCGCCGAATTCACCTACGTCGGCGAAGCAGTCCACGACACCGGCGTCACACCGATTGTGCGGTACTGCAATGAATTGGATTTGGACGGCCGGACGCCCGGCGAAGTCGAGCCCCACATCGAACTCGCCCGCAAGATCAATAAGACTGCCTACGACCGACTCGTCACCCAGCACTACTCCAGCTGGAAGGTCCGAACTATCGCCGGACTCGCCGAACCTGACGACGACGAAACCAAGGCCCGTAAGAAGCTCGAACTCCGCCAAGACGACCTCCTCGTCGCCGAAGACCCAGACACCAAATTCGGCACGCTCGACGAAACTCCTCTTAACGGTTTCATTGATGCTTGGCGCAGTGATATTGAGGCGCTTGCTGCGGTGTCACAGACACCAACCCACGAACTCACCGGCCAGCTCGCGAACCTGTCCGCAGAGGCCCTTGCCGCCGCTCGGGCAGCGCTAACCCAAAAGGTCACCGAACGCCAAAAGAGCTTTGGCCGGTCCCACGCCCAAGCCCTGCGCCTTGCCGCGCTCCTCAACGGCAACGACGACTACGCACGCGACGTCACCGGCCGCGTCACCTGGCAGGACATGGAAATCCGCTCCATCTCCCAGGCCGTCGACGCACTCGGCAAGGCCGCACAAATGCTCGGCATTCCGGTCAAGGCATTGTGGGGTCGCATCCCCGGCGTCGAACGCTCCGACGTCGAAGAATGGGCGCAGATGGCCATGGAGGGTGACCCCATCATGCAGATGCGGTGGGAACTCGAAGCCCAAGCCAAGGCCCAAAACGTCAACCCCAACGAGGGCCAGAGCGGGAACCAGTTCGAGCCCACCACCGGCGGTCGCAGCGTCTGATGCTGATGCACCGCTACTTCTCCACCGCCTGCTACCACGACGAGCACGGCTACTGCCAAGCCCGCCAAGCCACCGACTACCTCGGCCAGGACTTCAACCGGCGACCCGCCCAATGCAAGTTCTGCGGCGCACCCTGCATCTGCCCCTGTCACGGCCTCCACATCCAATCAGATGGCATCGACACCCCGCGGTCGCCGACTGACTGAGGATCACCGGCTCGCCCAAGTCGCGAACCGGAACGCGTTCCTCGGCGAATTCCTCGGTCTCTGGTCGCTGCTCGACCCGCAACACATCGAACGCACCGGGCCCGGCTGGGTCCGCGCCGTCATGCCGCTCATCGAGGACTACCGGGAACGGTCGGCGCAGCTCACCGAGGACTACTACATCGACTTCAGAGCCGCCGAGGCCCCACAAGCCGCGCTGGACGGCCCGCCACCAGTAGTGGACCGGCAGAAGCCGTCAGAGAGGCGCTCACCGCGCCGCAGAACGTCGAATCCGCGTCTGCGCCAGCCCGGCCGGGGGCGCCTCGTCAAACCGAAGATCATTTGGGATGACCAGGACAAGGCCGCCAAGCGCAGCCTCGCCCTATCCGGCCCCGTCCTGATCGAGGCGAAGAAGAAGCGCGGCAAGTCCCCCGAACAAGCCGCCCGCGAAGCAGTCGTCGCCGCCGGTGGCTCAGCCGCCCGCCACGTCCTCACCGGCGGCCGCACCCAACACCTCGAAATGGTCACCGAAGACCCCGCCGCCATCGGCTGGATGCGCGTCACCGACGGCGACCCCTGCGCCTTCTGCGCAATGCTCTCCTCGCGCGGTCCGCGCTACAAAACCGAAGCGTCCGCCTCGGTGGTCGTCGACCCCAAGGCGAAACGCGCCCTCGGCGAGCAATACCACGACAACTGCGGCTGCACCGCCGAAGCTGTGTACAGCAACACCCAAGCCTGGCCCGGCCGAGGCCGCGAATTCCAGCAACTTTGGCGTGACGCCACCGAAGGGTTCTCCGGCAAGGACGCACTCAACGCGTTCCGCCGCGCCTACGAACGCCCCGACGTGTGGAAGCGGAAGCAGGCCGAACGCCGAGGGCGAACCGCCTAAAACGTCGGGGTGACAGGACTCGAACCTGCGACCTTTGGCTCCCAAAGCCACCGCTCTAGCCAAACTGAGCTACACCCCGAAAGGCCCGCCCAGACGGGCGGGCTAACCGGGGAACGACGGTCGCTTCACCCCCTCGACGCTACACGAGGAGGGGCCAATGGCCGGACCAGATACACAAACCCGACGCAGCCTCGCCAAGCAAGGCAAGGCGATGCCCGACACCGGGCAAGGAACCGGCGGCCGATTCCCAATCCGCAACCGCTCCGACCTGCTCAAGGCAATCCGAGCAGTCGGCCGGGCCAGCGGTGGGGAAGAAGGACGCCGCAAGGTGCGGCGCTTCATCATGCGCCGCGCCCGCGAACTTGGCCTGTCCAACCTGATCCCAGACACCTGGCAATCGGACGGGTCCGTGAAGGGCGCATGACGCCCAACAAATCACCATCCGCAACTCACAGATGCGGATATTCCCGCAAGGGGAAGGAACAGCAATGACAAAGCCCGGCGAAATCGACGACGAGCAGCTCGACGACGACGAGGCCGAGAAGCTACTTGCCGATGCCGTGGACGCCGACGATGACGACGGCGACGACGACACCGACGACGAAACGCGCAAGCCCGCCACCGACCGCGACAAGGGCGACGAAAACGCCCTCCGCGACCCCGGGAAGCGTGCACTCGACGCGATGAAGCGTGAGCGGAACACCGCCCGCAAGGAACTGGCCGCCGTCAAGGCGAAGCTCAAGGAATTCGAGGATCAGGGCAAGTCCGAAACTCAACGGCTCCAAGAAGCCCACGAGTCGGCCGCCGCTCGCGCCGCAAAGGCAGAAGAGCGCCACCGCGCCCTGACCGTCGCCCTCGACAGGGCCCCCGAACACGCCACCCTTGCGATGGTTCGAGCCGTCGCCAAGCGTGTCCGCGGCGAAACCGACGAGGACCTAGAAGCGGACGCCGACGAACTGTTCGAAATGTTCGCACCGGCCCCGCCGAAGGACGACAAGAAGTCGGACAAGGCAGACCGAAAGGTCGCCGGACGCCCCCGCGAGCGTTTGCGCGGCGGCGGTGACCCCGACGACGAGCCCGAGGAAGACGACCCTCGAAAGCTCGCTCAGCTGATTCGTCGGCGCTAATCAATACACCGCACGGCCCTAATAGCCACTTCGGCCTGCGGTTACTAACCAGTAGGAGGTTGAAGTGGCGAATAGTTACCTCAAGGCAACGCGGATCGCCGCCGCGAGCCTCGGCCTGCTGGAGCGGGAGATCATCCTCCCGGCACTGGTGTGGCGCGACGCTGGCGGCGATTTCGCTGGCGCGTTCGGTGACACGATTTCCCTTCGTGTCCCGGCGCGCACGACCGCGCGGACCCGCACGTTCCGCGGTGCCCGCCCAACCGCATCCGAGGGCCAGGGCGTCATCGTGATGGACGAGCTGACCGAGACCAAGGTCGACGTCAGCCTCGACACCGCACCCTATTCGGCTGTGGCAATCACCGATGAAGAGCTGACGCTCGACATCGTCAATTTCGGTGAGCAGGTTCTGCGCCCGCAGGTCCGCGCCGTCGCCGAAGCCGTCGAAAATGCGGTCGCCGCGGAGATGGTGGGCGCCACCTACCCGACCGGCCACAGCGTCACCCTCGACACCACCGAGCCCTACAACAGCGTTGTCGATGCGCGCGTTGCATTGAACAAGGCTAATGTCCCCATGACGGACCGATACATTGTTGTCGGCGCCGACATGGAGGGCGTGTTCCTCAAGTCGGAGCACCTGAACCGGGTCGACGCGTCGGGCACCGATTCGATGCTGCGGCAGGCGACCATCGGCCGCCTCGCCGGGTTCGAAGCCGTCATCGTTTCGAACGCACTCCCGGCGAACGTCGGTTTCGCATTCCACAAGACGGCCTACGTTCTGTCGATGCGCGCCCCCGCCGTTCCCGACGGTGCAACGTTCGGCTCTTCGCGATCCTTCGAAGGCCTCGCAATGCGCTGGATTCGCGACTACGACTTCAGGAACGTTCAAGACCGGTCGCTGATCGACACGTATATCGGCACCAACATTGTTGCCGATGGGGCCGGGACTAACGAGGTCCAAACCGTCACCATCACCGGCACCCCGACCGGTGGAACGTTCACCCTGACTTACCAGGGAAACACCACCTCCGCGATCGCGTACAACGCGAACGCCGCCGCGGTGCAAACGGCCCTGCGGGCCCTGCCGAACACCCAGAACGTCACCGTCGGTGGTGGCCCTGGCCCCGGCACCCCGTACACCGTGACTTTCGGCGACGGCACCGACGTCACCCAGATGAGCGCGTCCGGTTCGTTCACCGGCGGCAGCTCCCCGGCCGTCGCCGTTTCCACCACCACCGCCGGTGGCGGGAACAGCTTCGTCCGCGCCGTCAAGTTCACGATGTAAGTCATGGAGCCGCCTCTCGCCTCCGTTGAGGAACTCGAATACCGGCTCGGCCGGACATTCACCTCAGAGGAACTGCCGCGTGTAGAGGCGCTGCTTGATGACGTCTCCGCGTTCGTCCGCGCCGAGGCAGGCGTCACCTGGATCGACCCCGAAACGGGTCTGCTCCTCGACGTCCCTGCCTCGGTGCGGGCAGTGGTACTGCGCGTCGCCGAAAGGGTCATGCGGAACCCACAGGGATTCCGCTCCGAATCCGCCGGTGACTACAGCTACCAGCGGCCCGAAGCCGGGCTCGGCCTCATGCTCACCGAAGCCGAACTGCGCATCATCCGCCGCGCCGTGGGCCGCACCGGCCTATGGACACAGCCACTCACACGCGGCACCGACGAACTGTGCGCCACCCTCTGGGTCGAAGACAGTTACGGCTGCGAATTGTTCCCGCTCACCGCCGAAGGCGATTGATGTCGATCCTCCTCGACCTCGGACCCCACACGGTTGTGGTGTATCCCGAGGAAACGGTTGTCGACTCGCGCGGCAACACCGTCAAACGGCCCGCCGCGACCGGCGTCACCATCACCGGCTGCCTGATGATGCCCCTGGCCTCGACCCGCGGCGCATTCGCCGCGATCGACGTCAAACAAGGCCAACGAGTCGACGCAGCATGGCGCCTGTTCGCGCGCAACGCGCCAATCGGCTGGTGGTCACGCGTCGAGTTCGAAGGCAAGACAATGACGCTCCTCGGCGGCCCCCTCACCTACACCGCCAGCGACGGCACAACCCACATCAGCGCGACTCTCATGGAAGAGAGGTGAACCGTGGCCGTCGTCATCTACCCAGACTGCGATGAAAGGGTCGCGCACCTCTCCGGTGTCCACGCCGCAGTCGTTGCCCGCGCCCGCGAAGCCGAGGCAGTCGCCGCCGCGCGGCTCGCGCAACACAAACCCGGCCGGGACCGCCTCATCGGCCCCTCCTACGTCGACGTCACCACCGGCGACGTCGACGCATTCCTCAACCTCAACGACCCCGGCGGGGCCGCCGCCGCAATCGAGTTCGGCCGCCCCGGCATGCAAGGGCTGCACATCATCACCGGGGCATTCTGATGCCGCGCTACGCGCTCGACATCCTCGACCTGCTGCTGCCACTTCTGCGCAACGCACTCGGCCCGCAGGTCAACGTGTTCTCGCGAATCCCTGACGAACTCCCGGAATTCCTACCGCTGGTGGTCGTCCGCCGGACCGCGGGACGAACGCAATACCCAAGGTTCACCGATCGCCCCTGGATCAGCACGCAAGTCTGGACCGGGGGAGACGACCCGCACCGGGCGGCAGGCGACCTCTGCGACCAAGTACGCCAAGCCTATTTCGAAGCTTGGTACAACCAAACGGTCATTGACGGCGTCGGGTGGATTGTCGACGTGCGCGAATCGAGCGGACCCGAGGAGCTAAGCGACCCCGATAGGCCACATTTCGGGCGCTACCAAATGCTCCACGAGATCCGAATGCGCCACGACCTGCGCTAACCCATCCCCGTCGATCACCACGCCCGATCTGTCAGGCGTGGGAACACACATGCCTGATTGAAAGGATCTACTGTGGCGCTTAACGACAACGCCGTTTACATCCCGGGGACCGGTCGTCTGTACCTCGCGCCCCCGGAAACCGCCAAGCCTGCCAGTCTCACCGCCCCGGCCGCCCCGTGGGAAGAGCTGGGCCACACCTCCCGCGACGACGGCCTCACCATCACCCGCGACGGTGGCGATTCGGAAGTCCTCGGAACGTGGCAAAACGCGCAACTGCGAGAGCGGCGCGACCCAACCACGTTCGCGATCACGATGTTCCTTCAGCAGGTGGACAACACCACGCTGGGGCTCTACTTCGGTGGCGGTGACGCAACCGTCGCCGGTGAATTCGGTGTCACCGGCGCCGTCGGCACCACGGAGAACGCCCTCTTCGTTCGAATCATCGACGGCGCGAACGAAGTGTCGCTGTATGTGCCGAAGATTTCCGTCGCGGCCGAGGACGACATCGAAATCGACGTCGAAGGGTTCCTTTCGCTGCCTGTCCGCTGCACCGTCCTCGGTGTGACCGGCGAAAACCTCATGACCTGGCTCGCTGACCACCTCGGCGCCTAATAGACGACCGGCGGGCGGCGACTGGACCCTCCGCCCGCCGGTCAACCCCTCAACCCCCAACGGGTCCGAGCACATCCACGCCCATTCGAGGGGACAGCCAAGGATATGGCCGCGCTTACCGCCACCAACCTCACCCACACCACCGCCGTCACGTGGCCCGCCAGCCCCGGTGTCGCCGCCGACACCACGAACGGCGACACCGTGCCGAATGGTGGGCGAACGATTCTGGTCATGAACAACACCGCCGGTACCTCCGGCACGGTCACCGTCGAAACCAGCGCCACGGTCGACGAACTCGCGGTCGCCGACCGCACCTTCACGATTCCCGCGAACACCGTCCAGGTTGTGAAGCTTGGCCCCGTCAACACCTACGGGACAACCACAAAGGTCACCTGCTCG